ATGGACGAACAGTGGGGATACGTCGGGGATAAATCGCGCCAGCGCTGGCTGTTTTACGCGTATGACAGGCTCCGGAAGACGGTTGTTGCGCACGTATTCGGTGAACGCACTATGGCGACGCTGGGGCGTCTTATGAGCCTGCTGTCACCCTTTGACGTGGTGATATGGATGACGGATGGCTGGCCGCTGTATGAATCCCGCCTGAAGGGAAAGCTGCACGTAATCAGCAAGCGATATACGCAGCGAATTGAGCGGCATAACCTGAATCTGAGGCAGCACCTGGCACGGCTGGGACGGAAGTCGCTGTCGTTCTCAAAATCGGTGGAGCTGCATGACAAAGTCATCGGGCATTATCTGAACATAAAACACTATCAATAAGTTGGAGTCATTACCAAACCATCGCTATCGAACTGGGGAGAGTGTCCTAGCCAGGAAAATATACCAAAATATAATGATGAAAATAATGGGATTCTGATCGATTGCTTAAATAGATATTGTCTTGTTAATGGCCTTTCATTCATATCAAAACATTTTTTTGAAATGCATATATATAATTCGATACCTAAATACAATAAGTACAGGGAGATAAGGAGGTACGGTATCCATGGGTACTGTTGGGTATAATCATTTAAAAGCACTTTCTATTTTTCTCCATCCAAATTAGCCAGAGGGTTTTTAGTTACCGCATCCTCCAGATGATCTGGAGAAAAGTGCGCATAAATCATTGTCATCTTTATATCGGCATGACCTAAAATTTCTTTAAGCACAAGTATGTTTCCGCCGTTCATCATAAAGTGACTGGCGAATGTATGGCGTAGCACATGCGTGCACTGGCCTTGAGGCAAGTCGATCCCCGCTCTTTTTACTGCACGCTCAAAGGCTTTTCTGCATGGCGTGAATAGCTTCCCTCTATTTTTGGGGAGTTCGTCATACAGATCCTTTGATATCGGTACGGTTCGGTTTTTCTTGCCTTTAGTTTTGGTATAGGTGATCCGGTATTTAGATAACTGATGGCCCTGCAGGTTTTCGGCTTCACTCCACCGTGCCCCGGTGGCGAGGCATACTTTTGCGATCATCAACAGGCTGGGGCTTTGAGAATCAGCGCAGGCATCAAGCAGGCGTTTGATTTCGTCTTGGGCCAGGAACGCCAGTTCCCCCTCTGCAATTTTGAATGTTGGTAACCCGGCGAGCGGGTTAGGCGCTGACCAGTGGCCCAGCTTTTTCAGGGTGCCAAAAACGGATGATAAGTTACGCTGTTCCAGGTTTACCGTGCGGGGCTTAACTGGCGACATCAGCGCGCCGTCTTCGTTACGTACTTCACCTTTTAATCGTGCTTCGCGATATTTTGTAAAGTCACCGGCCGTTAACTCAGAGGCGACGGGATCGCCCAGGCCATTGCAGATAATATTGAGTTTCGCCATTAGGCGCTTGGGGTCTGCGAGCGTCTGGCCGTAAAGGGAGTGCCACTGCTCAATCAATTCCGACAAACGCCGCCGATCTTCCTTTTCACCCAGCCACGGCTTTTTGTTCACTTCATCCATGGTGAAGTTTTCGAATGCTACAGCCTCCCCCTTTGTCGCAAATTGCTTGCGCACGCGCTTGCCGTTACGCCCGTTCGGGTAACACTCGCACAACCATTTTCCGTTCGGCTGTTTTCTGATGGTCATATCAAAGGCTCTTGATGATTTTCAATGCGCGGCCAACAACCTCAATATCATCCAGGCTGCACTCAAACGAAGAATCATCTTGATGCACAACTAATCTGTTTCCCGGCAGGCGAGTTAGCTTAACAATGCTTTTTATTCCGTCGATATCGACCAACCACATCCCATTCACAGGTGGTGTCTGGTTACGGTCAACTAAATATGAATCGCCTTTGGTATTTACGAGAAGCAGCTCGCTTGAGTCAGGGGGAAGCAGGCTGCTATCAATTATGGCCTTCCCGGCTTCAACCAGCGAACCTCCCATGAGATTAACCTTGTCGATCTCGGGCGATACAAGTTCAGAAAGAGGTTTAACCTTGCCAGAGTTCACTAAATTGATACTTTTTTTATCATCAATTTTTGTTCCGGGTTCACCTTGACCTGTGGTAAGCCAGAGTAAAGAAACGCCCGTTTCAAGAGCACATTGAATCACCCATTCTGCAGGGAAACTGTCTCTTAAGTACCTGTTAGCCATAGTGCTTTTAGATGCACCTAGGTGATCGCATAGCTGCTGTCTGGACTTAAAATCATAGGCAGCCATTAACCTATGGATAGCCTCTCTACCCCCTGTATTCTCGCCAGCTTTCACCTGTATCATTTTTTAACCCTATTGACGTATCAAATATTGGATCGTAGTATCTCGATTGTTCAAGTATTGAATCGCATAAAACAAGATAAAACGACATAAACCAAACCTTAACTGAGAGATACTGCACTATGAGCACCGATATTTCAATTCGTGTACCAAAAGAGATGGCTACACCTGCAGAGTTCGCGGAATGGGAAGGCATTTCCCGCGGCTCTGTTTATCAAAAAATTCACCATGGCCAGTTGGCTAAATACATGGTTAAAAAGGATAAAAACAAGGGTCGCGTATGTCTTCGCTACTTGATGTACAAAACCGATCAGGTTCGTGAGTCCCTTGGTCATTCCAACTTCCGCGTCATTGTTGGTCAGTAAGTTCGATTATGAGAACTTTTTGAGGGGCTCACATGTTTGATTATAAGATTTCCAAACATCCACACTTTGATGATGCCTGTCGCGCTTTCGCACTGCGGCACAACATGGCGAAGCTTGCAGATCGAGCAGGCATGAATGTCCAGACACTGCGCAACAAACTGAACCCGGAACAACCGCATCAACTTACCGCGCCGGATATTTGGCTGCTGACGGATATCACAGAGGACTCCACGCTGGTTGATGGGTTCTTGGCTCAAATCCATTGCCTTCCATGTGTGCCGCTGAACGAAGTAGCCAGCGAGAAAATGCCTCATTACGTTTTGAATGCTACAGCAGAGATTGGTCGTGTTGCAGCAAGCGCTGTTTCTGGCGAACACCAGACAACAACCGAACGTCGGCAGGTTATCGAAAGCATCAATTCTGTCACTCGCTTAATGGCACTTACAGCTGTTTCCATGCATGCGCGCCTGCAGTACAACCCGGCAATGGCAAGTGCTGTTGATACAGTGACGGGCCTCAGCGCGTCTTTTGGTCTGATCTGAGGTGCTCATGCTTAATAAAGAACCCTCATTCGCATCGCTTTTGGTTAAACAAAGCCAGGGTATGCACTGCGGCCATGGCTGGATTATCGGGAAAGATGGCAAGCGCTGGCACCCGTCCCGCTCTCAGGAAGAACTACTGGCAGGGCTGACCACTACCAAACAGGTGAAACCATGGCTATTGAAGATACTTCTGCGACTGTACCACTAAGCCCGGGTCAACGGCTTGAAGGACTGAACCATATAGCTGAATTAAGGGCGAGTGTGTTTGGTTTGAATATTGAGACAGAGCTTGAAAGGTTCATTAAAGATATGCGCGACCGTCGCGATATAAACCATAAACAAAATGAGCGCGCACTGGCTGCCATATTCTTTATGGCAAAAATTCCGGCAGAACGTCACGGCGTCAATATTAGTGATCTGACTACTGACGAAAAGCGGGAACTGGTTAAAGCAATGAATCATTTTCGTGCAGTGGTGAGCTTATTTCCCAAACGGCTAACCATGCCGAATTAACCCACAACAGAAATTAATGGCGTAAACCCGCCGGGCATTCTTTTGCCCAAATTCAGGAGAGAGAACAATGCAGAAAGAATTACGAAAAAAGTTTGTAGCCGAAACCGATTCGCTTATGGCGGTGATCGATATTGCCAAACGTGAGGAGCGCAAAGGCCGCGCGCTCGCAGTTTCAATCCGCCTTGAGGCGCTGGCAACCCACATCACCAACAAAGGGTTAAACGGTGTTGAAGCGGCTGAACTACTGCGCTGCGAAGCAACCCGCTACGAAAACGAATCTCAGGAGCTGCACTAATGGTTGACTCTATGGACCTCGTACAACAGCGCGTTGAAGAAGAACGCCAGCGCCACATCCACACTGCCCGCAACAGAGCGCCGGGCGTTTCCCGTGTGCTTTGCATCGAATGCGATGCACCGATCCCTCCAGCTCGCCGCCGTGCTATTCCGGGGGTGCAGTGCTGTGTGACCTGTCAGGAAATCGCAGAGCTTAAAGGCAAGCACTACAACGGAGGCGTCGTATGAGCACTATCCTGAAATGGGCGGGAAACAAAACCGCCATCATGTCCGAACTCAAAAAGCACCTCCCAGATGGCCATCGACTGGTTGAACCTTTCGCTGGTTCCTGCGCTGTGATGATGGCAACAGACTATCCTCATTATCTTGTCGCGGATATCAACGCTGACCTTATTAATTTGTATAAGAAAGCGGCCTACCATCCTGAGGAATTAATACAGGTTGCATTGGTATTATTCAGCGAAGATAACAGTGCTGAAAAATATTATGAAAATCGTCTGCGTTTTAACGAAGATACATCTCTTACCACGCTGGAGCGCGCCGCATTATTCCTGTATTTAAATCGCCATTGTTATCGTGGGTTGTGTCGTTATAACCAACGTGGGAAATTTAATGTTCCCTACGGTAATTATAAAAATCCATATTTCCCTCATGCAGAAATCCTGACCTTTGCTGAAAAGGCAGTGCGTGCCACGTTCATCTGCGCCAGCTATGACGAAACGCTGGCAATACTCCAGGCGGGTGATGTTGTCTACTGTGATCCACCTTATGACGGTACCTTTAGCGGTTATCACACAGCCGGGTTCTCTGATGATGACCAGTATGATTTGGCATCTATTCTGGTGCGCCGGTCATCAGAGGGGCACCCAATCGTCGTATCAAATAGCGACACCCGCCTGATTCGTTCGTTTTACCGAAATTTCGCCATTCACCGTATCAGCACAAAACGCAGCATTGGCGTAGCCGCGGGCGGGGGTAAAAAGGCAGACGAACTGATAGCTGTAATTAAACCAAAGGTTTGCGTTGGGGTTGATTTAGCAGGCGGCCGTGATTACTCCGTTGTGCGTGAGGTGCGCGTATGAATAATTCCGCAGCAGTAATTGTGCCGACCGATATCAGCGCGATGATTCGTGAAATTGAAGTTTCATATGCCCGTTATCTCAATGAATTCAGAATTCCATCAGATCACAAAATTATCGTTAACTTCTCTGCCGGAAAAGACAGCACGACAACAGCTACGATTGCACATCATCTGTTCGGAGATCGCGTACAAAATGTGATGGCAGATACAGACAATGAACATGAATTGACCGTTGAGTATGCACGAAATATTCATCATCACATTGGTTGTAAACCCGTTCAGATTGTTAAGCGCATTTATACCGACGCAGAGTTCGATCGTCGCCGTAAATCGCTCATAGAACGCTGGCCCAAGCGACAGGCAATTCGGATGGGTGCTTATCGTGGCGTAATCATGCCATCGCTGGCCCGCTCGGATACCAAATTTGGTCAGGCATGGTTGCGTACAGCTGAACGCTGGGGCATTGAGTTTGAAACAGCTCTGGAGGCAGCGCTTTCCGTTATGCAGCCGAGTGGTAATAGTTTTCTGGATGCTGCATTGCTACATGGGAAATTCCCCATGCTCAGAGACCGTTTTTGCACGGATGAACTCAAGATTCAGATCGCCTTTGATGCTGCTATAAAGCCTCTGCTTGATGATGGGGATGTAGTGGTTCAGTGGTCCGGCGTTCGGGCTGATGAGTCATCAAAACGAGCGGGTTATGAGCGATTTTCTAAAGATCAGCGCGACCCTGATTTTTTGTACAACTTCCTTCCGATTCATCAGTGGACCGCGGCGGATGTATTCGCACTTCATAAATACTTTGGTATTTCACCAAACCCGCTTTACACCCAAGGGGCGTCACGCGTTGGATGCATGAACTGCGTGCTATGCAACAAGGAGGAAATAGCAGAGACGGCAGCCCGTTGGCCTGAGCATATTGAAAAGCACAAAGAGTGGGAGCTGAGGGTTCGACTAACTTCTCGCTGGGTACATTGGATGAGTGTCGGCGAGATAAGCCAGCGCTGGATGAAGAAATTTGATTTACCTCTGGGGCGAAGCGTCCAGCTCTATAACCTTGTTCCAGAAGTGCAGCATATTGATTGGTCTGGGTTTTATGGCCCACGCGGAAACCTTAATTCCCCGGGAGTTGATGAGGTCGTGGAATGGGCTAAAACAGGTCGCGGAGGAAAAGTATATGACCTGGTCAAGGCCAGTATGGACACTTCAGTCTGCTCATCACGTTACGGTCTTTGTGAATGAGCATTTATTCATGGAATCCGCCAAGAAAGGCGGTCAATCCCTATCTGGACCCGGCGCAAGTTGCGCCGGAGTCTGCGCTTTCAAACCTCATTACTCTCTATGCTGCGGATAACGAGCAGGAACAGCTGCGCCGCGAGGCACTGAGTAATGAGGTCTGGGAACGCTATTTCTACAATGAATCCCGTGATCCTGTTCAGCGAGAAATGGAGCAGGACCAGCTGATAAGCCGTGCCAAAATGGCCCGTGAACAGCAGCAATTCAACCCCGATCTGGTCATCGTTGCTGACGTGTGCGCCCAACCGGCGCATATCAGTAAGCCGCTGCTTGAACGGATTAAATATTTCGAGGGACTGGGCAAGCCGAAGGCATATTCCCGCTATCTGCGTGAAACCATCAGGCCGTGCCTTGAACGCCTGGAGCGCGTGCGTACCAGCCAGATTTCTGCTTCATTCCGTTTTATGGCGAGCCATGACGGGATGGAGGGCTTACTTGTCCTGCCCGAAATGAACCAGGAGCAGGTTAAGCGATTATCCACCCTGGTGGCGGCACATATGAGCATGTGTTTGGATGCTGCCTGCGGTGAGTTGTTTACGGATGAAGACGTTACGCCGGAAGAGATCCGCCGGTCATGGGAAAGGGTGGCCGCTGAGGCCATGCGCGTTGATGTTATCCCGCCTGCTTTCGAGCAGCTGCGCCGTAAAAAGCACCGCCGTAACCCGGTCCCATACGAGCTTATTCCGGGCTCGCTTGCCCGTATGCTTTGCGCGGACTGGTGGTATCGCAAACTGTGGAAGATGCGGTGTGAATGGCGGGAAGAACAGCTGCGCGCTGTCTGCCTGGTTAACAAAAAAGCGTCTCCGTATGTCAGCTATGAAGCCGTGATCCACAAACGCGAACAGCGCCGCAAATCACTGGAGTTTTTCCGCTCGCATGAGCTGGTTAATGCCGAAGGTGACACGCTGGATATGGAGGAAGTGGTAAACGCCAGCAGCAGCAATCCGGCGCACCGGCGCAACGAAATGATGGCCTGCGTTAAGGGGCTGGAGCTGATCGCAGAAATGCGTGGTGAATGCGCTGTGTTCTATACCATCACCTGTCCGTCACGCTTTCACGCGACGCTCAATAACGGCAGGCCAAACCCGAAATGGACCAGTGCCACGGTCCGGCAGAGTAGCGATTACCTGGTAAATATGTTTGCCGCCTTCCGTAAGTCTATGCACAAAGCCGGGCTGCGCTGGTATGGCGTTCGCGTTGCTGAGCCACACCATGACGGCACCGTGCACTGGCACCTGCTTTGCTTCATGCGCAAAAAAGACCGCAAATCCATCACCGCGCTGCTGCGTAAATTCGCCATTCGTGAGGACCGCGAGGAGCTGGGTACCAATACCGGGCCGCGCTTCAAGTCTGAGCTTATCAACCCACGCAAGGGTACGCCGACAAGTTATATCGCCAAATACATCAGCAAGAACATCGACGGGCGCGGGCTGGCGCAGGAAATCAGTAAAGAAACGGGCAAATCACTGCGCGATAACGCTGAGAACGTAAACGCCTGGGCTTCGCTGCACCGTGTCCAGCAATTCCGCTTCTTTGGTATCCCTGGCCGCCAGGCGTACCGCGAGCTGCGCCTTCTGGCCGGTCAGGCTGCCAGGGCGCAGGGTGAAAAGAAGGCAGGCGCGCCCGTACTGGAAAACCCGCGTCTGGATGCTGTGCTGGCTGCAGCTGATGCTGGCTGTTTTGCCACCTACATCATGAAGCAGGGTGGCGTCCTAGTTCCCCGTAAACATCACCTTGTCAGAACTGCCTACGAGCTCAACGAGGAGCCGAGCTCCTACGGCGATCATGGTGTCCGAATTTATGGCATCTGGTCCCCGATCATTGAGGGCCGGATCTGCACTCATGCAGTGAAGTGGAAAATGGTTCGTAAGGCCGTTGACCTTCAGGAGGCGACAGCCGACCAGGGCGCTTGCGCCCCTTGGACTCGTGGCAATAACTGTCCCCCTGTTGAAAATCTGAACAAATCAGGGGGTGATTTACCCGATATTAAAACCATGGATGAGAAGGAGCTGCAGGAATATCTCCACAACATGGGCCAGAAGGAACGACGGGAGCTGACAGCCAGGTTGAGACTGGTAAAACCGAAGCGGAAAAAAGCATACATACAGAGTATTTCGGAGCAGCAGCGCCTGCAGCTTGAGGCAGAACTGACTGCCAGAGGGTTTGAAGGTAGTGCATCTGAGATTGATTTGCTTCTGCGTGGCGGCAGCATTCCATCCGGTGCCGGTTTACGTATTTTTTACCGTAACCAGAGGCTGCAGGAGGATGACAAATGGCGTCAATGGTACTAAGGATGCTGTTTAACATTTCGTGCTTTATTGACTGGCGTCAGTACATCCAATTAACTGACAAAAAAGAGTTTTACATTTTTTTCTTCCTACTGTACTGTTTATATAAACAGTGGGTATATATACAGTGTTTGTGTATCCGTGTAATGATAGGAGGGAAGATGCAGGACTATCTTTTGGAGTCATTGAAGCTCCAGCGTATTGATTTTTTTATCAAGCTTGTAGCGGCTAGTGAGTGCAGCGACGAAGAAAAGCGGCTGGCTATCCAGTGGGTGTCCGAACTGACAGACGAGTTGATGGCGAAAATTCGCAGCCATGAATACAGCCGGTCAATGGACGTTACCAGTTAAAGGGAATCTGTATGCGCATTGAAATAATGATCGATAAAGAGCAGAAGATTAGCCAGGCCACACTGGAAGCCCTTGAATCCGAGCTTTACCGTAATTTGCGCCCTCTGTATCCCAAAACAGCAATTCGTATCCGTAAGGGCAGTGCCAATGGTGTTGAACTGAGCGGGTTAAAACTGGATGAAGACAAAAAACGAGTGATGGAAATTATGCAGCAGGTCTGGGAGGACGACAGCTGGTTACATTAGATAACGTTGTGAGAAGCAGAACGTAGTTCTGGCGCTCGCAAGGTTGAACAACGAGCTATGCGAGGCGTTAGCTATGGGGTCTAAAGACAACAAGTATCAAATTGTATATCGCGGTCAAAAGCTGGAAACAATCATTCCCGGTCAGTGGGTTTTCTTTCAACGCCCAAAAGAGTGCGGCGGCGGATACTGGATGGGAAGAACTTATGATGATTGTTTCTGGCTTGAGCTGGAGTATCCGGTGTCTTTATCTGATGGCCTTGGTTACTTGATAGCTATTACGAAAGTGGAGCTAATAAGTCATGAATTTGACGCGAATTTTTCTCTCTTTGAGTAAGTTTTAACTCAGAATTTCCTAATGATTCTTATATGGCAGTTGAAGCATGGTTACTGCCGGATAGGGAATTTAAAAATTAACTTTACACAGTGGTTTATGCAGAATAGGATATTGTCAATAAAAGTAAACTGTTATCACTCAGTTGTTGATTAATATTGCAATGTCACAGGTAATGTCATGTATCTATTTAAATATTACCGTCAGGATTTTTTCTTTGAGAAAGCTATCCGTTATAATGAATTATATTTTTCAGCCCGCGCACAATTGAATGACCCTAACGATCTTAATATAGACTATCGCTTCGATAATAAATTGAAATTGTGGGATGTTTTATTACGCTCACCTTGCGATAAATCATATGCAGATTTGAGTCATATATTAGATTTGAGTAATCTTAATATACATAGGGGGTTGAATCGTATTTTTAGAGGGAAAAAAATAAATAGTGGCCTTGAAGCATTAGATAACTTGTTTGACTCACACGTCGATGAGATACGTAAAATCATATATGATGGTATGCTACCTATCAATGAGATTAACCACACTATTTATGCGAATATTTCTGATCCACAACAATATTTGGTGACACTATGTGAGAACAGTATTAAAGAAAGACTGTATAGAAAAATAGTTCCTGCAGTGTTCAGTGTATCATTTTCAACCAAAGCACTAGATCGTATGATGTGGGCACATTATGCCGCTGGCTTTAGTGGTTGCGTTGTTATTTATGAAACACAAGACTTTAATATTGACGGCATACCCTATACTGGATTGCAAGTTAGAGATAACTTATTGTCGCCACATAAGTTTAATTTTCCGGTTAAGCCAATAACATATAGTAATCAGGCTAAAGAGGTTTCGCTTTTAGACCCAAAAGCCAATGTAACAGAGTTGTTCTTAACTAAAAATAGATTTTGGAAGTATGAATCTGAGTATCGAATGTTTATTCCGGAAGCAAATGCCGGAATAGGTAACGAGCGGCATGCTCAAGGGCGTGTGAATCGAAATGTTGGGCATATTTTTCATCACGATACCAGTGCTATCAAAGGCATAATTTTTGGACCTAAAATGTGTGAGCAGAAAAAAGAAGATATATGGAATTGTATAAGGGCAAACATGGAGAATTCAAACTCTAAAATATGTTATTTTTTTGACGCTGAGTTATTGTCATCAGGAAAGATTACTATTTCAAAAGGGCAGCAAGCAAAAAAAATGAAAAATTTCGCTTTATTCAGAACAGGAATAAATAAAACGGAAATGCCTAAAATTTTGAAAGAAATTGGCATCGCGAACTAAACCAAGCTAACAACAGTGCATGTCAATGCCGCATGAATCCGCATGATCGTTTTAGGATCGTTTATGCTAGGGCCCGCCTGAACTGGCGGGCTTTTGCTTACCTTATGCGGGTGCATGAAAACCGCTATATAAAGCGGGCAGGCGTGGCGGGGATACGAGCGCGCGCTCATGGTTGAATTTGTGAATTTGTGGTATCAAAGGGCTGGGTTTTCAAGCCGTTGATGTTCAATAGTAAGGCATAAGTTTCACCAGTAGGAGGGGGCTGACATGGTGACGTTAGTGGACGACTGTCCAAGGTGTGGTTCACAAAAAATTTCTTTTGATTTTAATGGATTGAATTGCACTAAAGTTTACACAAACCTAGGTGGAGCAAAAACGTACGAGTACGAGATTTACTGCGTTTGTCGAGAATGTCGTCAAACGACTATGTTTATGTGCTGGCCTTTGGAAAAAAATAAAACGTTAGATGGTTACAATTGGGGGAGTGGGCTTTTTGGGCTAAGGGAAGTTGTTGAAGTGGGCAGACCTGTTTCACCCGCTGACATAGCCGTAGATGAACCACCTGAATTTTTGCCTGAACACATAAACAACGCATATGAGGAAGGGGCAAAATGTCTGGCAATCGGCTGTTATAATGCAGCGGCAACCATGTTTAGACTTTGTCTTGATTACGCGACTAAAGGTCTTGTTCCTGAAGGTGAACAAGGGCCTGCACAGAAAATAAAAAGAAGCCTAGGGTTAAGAATGGAGTGGCTCTTTGATAATCACCTTTTACCTGAGTCTTTGAGAGAGCTGGCTGAGTGTGTCAAAGATGATGGAAATGATGGTGCCCATGAGGGGATTTTGGATAAGGCAGCCGCTGAGGATCTTGAAGATTTTACCTATCTTTTTTTAGAACGGCTTTATACTGAGCCTCAGCGCCTTATCGAAGCCCGGACAAGGCGTGAGCAAAGACGAAAAAAATAAGTTAAGAATTATTCCTCTTCAAGAATATAGGGCGTGAATTTAATCACTTTCTCGCCCAGCCAGTCGTTAAGTTCCTGCAGTCGCTTCTGCAGCGGTATTAGCTCGTTGCGGACAAAGACGCGGCTGGCCTTTTCTACATCGCCAAAGCCGCCGGTATTATTGGGGATGATGCCCATCATCTGCGGCGGCACGCGGTGCGCTGCCATCATGTCATCGCGGCTCACATTCTTGATGTTCAGAAATTCATCCTTAGCCGCTACTTCTGACAGTGGAATGATCTGGATGCCGTCTTTTTTACCGTTGGGCGAGTACATAAACAGGTTGCGGAAGTTGCCCGGCCCTTTGGCGCTTTTCATGGCCTGGCGGATATTGTTCACGTCTTCCTGATTCTGCGCCGCATCGGTCATGTACATGATGAACCCCGCATGACTGCCGTTAATGTAATACTTGCGACGGAACAGCGTGGCGGACTCGTTCAGCAGGGCGGAAGGGATGGCGGACAGATATTCCGGCAGGCCGTAAATCTCCTGGTTTAAATCCGGTTCCATCAGGTGAAAGATACTGCCTTTGGTGAATTCATAGGGTTGCGTGGTCATGCCATATTGCACAAACCAATAGGTATCAAGATCGATTCCGCGGCGGGTGTATTTCGCCAGCGACGGCTCCAGCGACAGAATACCGCCAAGGCGGTTGGTGCGTTTCTCCAGATAGGCGTTACCGAACACAAGGTAGTCCTGCACAAAGCGGCTGAACGCCTGCTGGCTCAGCAGCGGATGTGGGATAAAGGTGCTGGTCAGAATGTTGCGTTTGACGGCAATTGGCGAGCTGTGATGCACGGCGGCGCGATAAGTCCGTGCCAGCCCGTCAAAACTCACCGGTGGTTCATACCATCTGTCCATCTGTACGCATTCCACATAGTCCAGCAGTTCGCGGCGGTCCAGTACCGGGATCGGATCGCCAAAGCTGAACGCTTCGGCGTGAGTTGTATTCTTCTGCTGTTCGGCCTCCTGCACTGGCGCGGTGCTGCTCAGGGTGTCGTGTTCACTCATCAAAAAATCTCCACAATATTGCTGGTATTGGCGGATTCGCCCTGCAGCGGTTCGTTAAACAGTGCGTGCATCGTTGCCCATGCCAAATCTGCGTGACTGGCTTCTTCGCTGCGGCTGGCTTCATAGGTCGGACGGTTGCCGCTGGCGGTAGTGGCGCGGCGGATTGCCATAAAGGACTGCGCAATGTCAGTATGCCCGGCGTCGAACTCCAGACGGCGGTGGCTGATAATGTCGTATGCCTTGAGCACTAGGGCGTTTTTGACGTTGGGGTTGTAGACAAACTCCCGCACGGCAGGGAAGAACGCTTTCACGTTCTCATAAACGCCGTGACCTACACCCGTTGAGTCGATGCCGATGTAAGTCACGTTGTACTGCTGGGTAAGCTGCTTGATGGCGTCTGCTTGGGCGCGGAAGTCCATCCCGCGCCACTGGTGGCGCTCCAGAATGCGGAACTTGCCGCCCGGGACCGTTGGCGGGGCCATAACCACGCACCCGGCGCTGTCACCGTTCTGTGTACCTTTCGCCGGGTCGTAACCGATCCAGACTTCCCGCCAGCCAAACGGGCGAAGCGCCAGCGCCTGAAAATCGGTCCAGACTTCCCAGCTATCCACCATGCACGCCTGCAGCTCGCTGAGCGGGAATACTGACGCCAGATCGTCAATAAATTCGCACATCAGAAGGTTCTGGTATTCGTCCGGGCTGTACTCCATGCGCAGCTGGTCGAGGTCGAACAGGTTACAGCCGCCGCGCACCGCATCTTCCACGGTGACGATCTGGCGGTACTGTCCGTCAGGGCAGAGCAGGCCGCGCGCAAGGTTGCTGTGGGTCAGGTCAATATCCACCTTGTCCGCTTTGGCGCGGCCCCGGTTAAACAGCGCACCGGACCAGAACGGATACGCACTGTGGGTCAGGCTGGACGGCGTGGAAAAGTAGGTTTGTCGCCATTTCTTGTGAATGGCCATCCCGGAGGCAACCTTGCGCAGCTCCTGGAATTTCGGTATCCAGAAATATTCATCCAGGTACAGGTTGCCGTGGTAGCTCTGCGCCGTACGGGCGTTGGTGCCGAGGAAGTACAATGCAGCGCCATTGGGTAGCACCATGGGATCGCCTTTCAGCTCCACCTCAACTTCTTTGGCAAAGTCGATGATGTACTGCTTAAACACGTGCGCCTGTGCCTTACTGGCAGAAAGGAAAATCTGGTTGCGTCCGGTCAGCAGGGCGTCAATCAATGCTTCACGGGCAAAATAAAACGTGGCGCCAATCTGGCGCGACTTGAGCAGATTACGGATGCGGTTTGTTTTTCCTGCTTCAAACCAGTGACGCTGATAGTCGAACATAGAGGCGTGGAAGACTTCTTCCAGCTTTTCGATCTGTTCGTCGGTGAAAACGTTCTTTTCCGGCTGTCTGCGTGGGCCTTTGTTTCGGTTGGCTACTTTCGGGTTTAAATCAGCTTCGTTCCCGCCATCGTTAAATTTTCCGATCCGGGCATGGCGCTCTGACTGGCGCGCCAGCAGGTCAATTTCCTTGAAGTCTTTCCCTTCTTTCTGCTCCTTCATGATGAGCTGGCAGTAACGTGCGGCGGTGGTGAGCTGCATTTGATCCAGCGGCCCATAGTCGCCCCACTTGTCGCGTTTTTTCCAGCTGTGAACGGTTGCAACTTTTTCGCCCAGCATTTCAGCAATGCGGGCTACGCGGTATCCCTGAAAGTACAGCAGCATGGCCTGCCGACGGGGATCGAGGTCTGCGGGGGTCAGTGTCGTGTTCATGGCCCAAACATACGGCCTTGTATGGCGGCTTTCCCCGGCTGCGTTTTGTGTGGTTTACCGTACAAATACAGCGCGTTGTCTCACTCCCCCCATCACCGCAAACATAAGGCTCCAGTAAGTTATTTCTAACGGAGCATGGCTCATGACAGTGAAAGCAAAGCGTTTCCGTATCGGGGTGGAAGGTGCCACCACTGACGGGCGCGAGATCCAGCGTGAATGGCTGGTACAGATGGCTGCCAGCTACAACCCGACGGTCTATACCGCGCTGATTAACCTTGAGCACATCAAGTCTTATCTGCCGGAGAGCACGTTTAACCGCTATGGCAGGGTGACGGGGCTGGTTGCAGAAGAAATCCAGGACGGCCCGCTGGCGGGCAAGATGGCACTTTATGCCGATATCGAACCCACTGACGCCCTGGTGGAACTGGTGAAAAAAGGCCAGAAGCTTTTCACCTCCATGGAGGTCAGCACGAAGTTTGCCGACACCGGCAAAGCCTACCTTGTGGGGCTGGGTGCGACAGACGATCCTGCGAGCCTTGGCACCGAAATGCTGGCTTTCAGCGCCAGCGCCGCACATAACCCGCTGGCAAACCGTAAGCAGAACCCTGAAAACCTGTTTTCGGAAGCGGTTGAAACGCTGATCGAACTTGAAGAAGCCCAGGACGAAAAGCCGTCCCTCTTTGCCCGCGTCACCGCGCTGTTCACCAAAAAAGAGCAGACCGACGATGCGCGTTTCTCAGACGTGCATAAAGCCGTGGAACTTGTCGCCACCGAGCAGCAGAACCTGAGCGAGCGCACTGATAAATCCCTGGCTGAAAACGGTGAACGCCTTTCCGCGCTGGAGTCCTCCCTGCAGGAACAGCAGGCCGCCTTTGCCGAGTTACAGCAGCAGCTGAGCCGTGAAGACAGCCGCAAGGATTACCGCCAGCGCGCGCCGGGCGGTGACGCACCGGCAGGCACCCTGACCAATTGCTGATGGAGCATAAAACCCGATGAAAAAGAAAACCCGCTTTGCCTTTAACGCTTACCTGCAGCAACTGGCGCGCCTGAACGGTGTGGAGGTTGAAGAACTGTCCAGCAAGTTTACCGTGGAGCCGTCCGTGCAGCAGACGCTGGAAGACCAGATCCAGCAGTCCGCCGCTTTCCTGACGCTGATTAACATCACGCCGGTCACTGAGCAGTCCGGTCAGTTGCTGGGGCTGGGCGTTGGCAGCACCATTGCCGGAACCACCGATACCACCACCAAAGAGCGCGAGCCTACCGATCCGACGCTGATGGAAGACGTGGAATACAAATGCGAGCAGACCAACTTTGATACGGTGCTGACCTACGCAAAACTGGACCTGTGGGCGAAATTCCAGGACTTCCAGGTGCGTATTCGCAACGCCATCGTCAAGCGTCAGGCGCTGGACCGCATCATGATCGGCTTTAACGGCGTGAAGCGCGCCAAAACCTCCAACCGTGCTGAAAACCCGCTGCTGCAGGACGTCAATAAAGGCTGGCTGCAGAAAATCCGCGAAGATGCGCCGGATCACGTCATGGGCAGCAAAACCGCAGAAGACGGCACCACTACTGCAGAACCGGTAAAAGTCGGTCCGGGTGGTAAGTATGTAAATCTTGACGCGGTGGTGATGGATACCGTCAACGAGCTGATCGATGTGGAGTATCAGGATGATGACGAGCTGGTTGTTGTCTGCGGACGTGAACTGCTGTCTGACAAGTATTTCCCGCTGGTCAACAAAGAGCAGGACAACAGCGAGAAAATCGCCGCCGATCTGATCATCAGCCAGAAACGCATGGGCGGCCTGCAGGCTGTGCGCGCGCCTTTCTTCCCGGCAAATGCCCTGCTGATCACCCGTCTGGATAACCTGTCCATCTACTGGCAGGAAGACACCCGCCGCCGTTCAGTTATCGACAACCCGAAACGCGACCGGATTGAAAACTTTGAATCCGTCAACGAGGCGTATGTGGTCGAGGACTACCGCTGCGCGGCACTGGTGGAAAACATCGAAATCGGTGATTTCATCCCGCCTGCAGCAGAAACAGGAAACGGAGAGTAACGCATGAGCCTGAGTCCCGCACGGCAGCACCGCCTGCGCATTCAGGCCGAACAGGCCGCCCGTGAGGGCGGCAGTGTTCGCCATGCGTCGGGTTATGACCTGATGCTGCTGCAACTGGCAGAAGATCGCCGCAGGCTTAAAGGCATCCAGTCCACGGTGAAAAAGGCGGAAATCAAGGTGGAGCTGCTGCCGAAATATTCTGCCTGGGCAGAGGGCGTGCTGGCTGCCGGAGGCGCGCAGCAGGATGACGTGCTGATGTACGTGATGTTGTGGCGTATCGACGCCGGTGATTATGCCGGTGCGCTGGAAATCGGGCGTCATGCGCTGCGCCATGGCTGGGTGATGCCGCTGGGCAACCGTAACGTGCAGACCGTGCTGGCAGAAGAAATGGCAGACGCGGCGCAAAGCGCTCTGCTTGCTGCTGTCGGTTTTGATGCCGATCTGCTTCTGCAGACGCTGGACCTGACAACCGATCTGGATATGCCGGACCAGTCGCGGGCGCGCCTGCATAAAGCCATCGGCGCTGTACTGAGCGAAAGCAACCCGGCGTCTGCCCTGAATCACCTTACCCATGCGCTGCAGCTTGATCCCCGCTGCGGTGTGAAAAAAGAAAAGCAGCAGCTGGAGCGCAGACTGCGCAATGACAGCCGCTAAAGAACGTGCCCCGCGCACGGGCGGCACGGGATGGCGAAAGGCACTGCCACATCAAAATTCCGTCCACCGCCCACTTATTCAGGAGAAAGCCGCATGAAGTTTGTTGCGCCCGAACAGGCACCGGAACAGGCGGAGGTCATCAAAAATACGCCGTTCTGGCCTGATGTGGACCTGTCGGAATTTCGCAGTGTGATGCGAACTGACGGCACGGTGACGCAGCCGCGTTTAAAGCAGGTTGTGCTGACGGCTATTTCTGAGGTTAACGCTGAGCTGTACGACTTCCGCAACCGCCAGCAGTTGCTGGGCTACCGGGCACTGGCTGAGGTTCCGGCGGACATACTGGACGGCAAAAGCGAGCGTATCCAGCACTACCACAACGCCGTTTTTTGCTGGGCGCGTGCTGTGCTCAATGAGCGTTATCAGGACTATGACGCCACGGCGTCAGGCGTGAAGCGAGGGGAGGAGCTGGCGGAGGCCAGCGGCGATCTGTGGCGTGATGCCCGCTGGGCTATCAGCCGGGTGCAGGATGCGCCGCACTGTACGGTGGAGCTTATCTGATGAAAGTGCGTGCGCATCAGTATGACACGGTGGACGCGCTTTGCTGGCGTCATTACGGGCGCACGCAGGGGGTCACTGAGCAGGTTCTGCAGGCAAATCCGGGGCTGGCTGAGTACGGCCCATTTTTACCGCACGGGCTGCAGGTGGAGCTGCCGGACATTACGGCGTCAACCACGGCGCAGACCGTCCAGCTATGGGACTGAATTATGACGCTTGAACGAATCAGCGCCTTTATCACTTACTGCATCGCCGTGCTGCTGGCATGGCTGGGCGATCTGTCGCTCAAGGATGCGTCAACGGTTGGCGGCGTACTGATTGGTGTGCTGATGCTGGCTATCAACTGGTACTACAAACACCAGTCTTTCAAATTGTTACGTGGCGGCAAAATTTCGCGGGGGGAATATGAATCCTTCAATCGTTAAGCGCTGCCTTGTCGGGGCGGTGCTGGCTATCGCCGCCACGCTGCCCGGTTTCCAGTCGCTTCATACCTCCGTCGAGGGGCTGAAACTGATTGCCGATTACGAGGGATGCCGCCTGCAGCCTTATCAGTGCAGTGCGGGCGTGTGGACTGACGGGATCGGCAATACTTCCGGTGTGGTGCCGGGGAAAACCATCACGGAGCGGCAGGCGGCGCAGGGACTTATCACCAACGTGCTGCGCGTGGAGCGGGCGCTGGAAAAATGTGTGGTGCAGCCGGTGCCGCAAAAGGTCTATGACGCGGTGGTGTCGTTTGCTTTCAACGTGGGCACCGGCAACGCCTGCAGCTCCACGCTGGTTAAGTTGCTGAACCAGCGGCGCTGGGCGGATGCCTGCCATCAACTGCCGCGCTGGGTATATGTCAAAGGTGTGTTTAATCAGGGGCTGGACAACCGCCGCGCGCGGGAAATGGCCTGGTGCTTAAAAGGAGCATAACGGAATGAAAAAGAAAGTCATGAGCGTTTTTTTCCAGCTGGCATGGGCTGCGCTGTTGGTTATCAGCCTGCTGTATCCGCGCAGCGGTGCGCCGGTTCTGGTTGGTGCGTCTGTCTGGGTGTCATGCTTCCTCGCCTGGCTGCTTGCTGCGCTGTGCGCTGTCGGGTGGTTCGCCGGAGATCGGGTGCGCGATGAGGTCAGGGCGGCATTGCTGAAATTCAGGGCGCACCCCGTAAAACCCGTGCGTACATGGGTAATCAGGCTGCTTATTGTTCTGTGCCTGGCGTTTTCTGGATGGGTGATCACCCTAGTGTTTTACCTGCTGACGTTGGTTTTGTATCAGATTGCCCGCGCGCAGCTTCATGAGCCGATGGCGGCCTGATGCGTGCACTGGCGGTAGTGCTGGCGCTGGTACTTGCGGCGCTGGGCTGGCAGTCATGGCGGCTTAACAATGCCAGCCACACCATCGAAACGCTGGGCGCGGCGCTGAAAAGCAAAACGCAGGAGCTGACGAAGAAAAACAGCCAGCTGATCGGCCTGTCCATTCTGACCGAAACCAACAGCCGGGAGCAGGCGCGGCTTTATGCGGCAGCGGAACAGACCACCGCACTTCTGCGCAGCCGCCAGCACCGGATCGAGGAACTGAAACGTGAAAATGAGGATTTGCGCCGCTGGGCTGATACTCCTTTGCCTGCTGACATTATCCGGCTGCGGGAGCGTCCGGCCCTCGCCGGAGGTGCAGCTTACCGTGAGTGGCTGTCCCAGAGTGACGCAGTGCCGTCTGGAAAGGTCAGCGCCGCGCAGTAACGGCGATCTGAACGCGGTGCTGGATGAAACCGAGGCCGCCTGGGCGGTCTGTGCTGACAAAGTGGACACGATTATTGCGTGTCAGGAGCGAGACAGTGAACAAACCGCAGTCCTTACGCAGCGCCCTGAATAAAGCGGTTGCTTATGTCCGCGACAACCCGGACAAGCTGCACCTTTTCGTTGATAACGGCTCACTGGTGGCAACCGGTGCCAGTTCCATGTCATGGGAATACCGCTACACCCTGAACGTGGTGATCGAGGATTTCAGCGGCGACCAGAATCTGCTGATGGCTCCTGTGCTGCTGTGGCTAAGTGACAACCAGCCGGATGCTATCAATAACCCGGAGCTGCGCGAAAAACTGTTCACCTTTGAAGTGGATATTCTGCGCAACGATGTGTGCGATATCAGCCTGAACCTGCAACTGACGGAGCGCGTGCTGGTCAGCACTAACGGCAGCGTGTCAAGCGTTGAAGCGGTGCCGGAGCCGGACGAACCCGAAGAAATGTGGACGGTGAAACGTGGATGAACTGCAGAGGGTGGATGACTGGCTGACGGCGCTACTGGCGAATCTGGAGCCTGCCGCGCGCAGCCGTATGATGCGGCAACTGGCGCAACAGCTGCGCCGGACGCAGCAGCAGAACATCAGGCTGCAGCGTAATCCTGACGGCAGCGGCTATGAGCCGCGCCGGGTGACTGCCCGCAGCAAGAAGGGACGCATCAAACGCCAGATGTTTGCAAAGCTTCGCACCACAAAATACCTGAAAACCACCACCAGAGCGGACTCCGCCAGCGTGCAGTTTGATGGCAAGGTGCAGCGCATTGCCCGTGTTCACCATTACGGCCTGCGGGATCGCGTCAGCCGAAAAGGCCCGGAGGTCCGCTACGCAGAGCGCCGCCTGCTGGGCGTGAATGAAGAAGTGGAAACCGTCACCCGTGACACCCTGCTGCGCTGGCTGGCGGGGTGATCTTTGTGCCACCGCTGGTACAAGCGCCCGCGCTGCCTCCCTTTTCCCTCTGATGGCAACCTTTCGTTATGAATACACAACTGACCGAAATTATGCGCCTTATCACCAATCTGATCCGCACCGGCACCGTGACCGAAGTGGACCGGAAAAACTGGCTGTGCCGGGTAAAGGTGGGCGAGCTTGAAACCAACTGGATTAACTGGCTGACGCTGCGCGCCGGTGGTGCCCGTACATGGTGGTGTCCGTCGCCGGATGAGCAGGTGGTGGTGCTGAGCATGGGCGGCAATCTGGAAACCGCTTTTGTGCTGCCCGCTATCTACTCCAATCAGTTTCCGCCACCGTCGGATTCCGTGGACGGCTGCGTGACGGAGTACCCGGACGGGGGATGGTTTGAGTATGAACCCGCCACCGGACGGTGGCATGTCAGGGGCATCAAATCCATGGTGATCGAGGCATCAGACAGTGTCACCTACAAAACCGGTGAGTTTGTGGTGGAGGCTGACACCACGCGCATTAACAGCGAGGTGGTGATCAATGGCGGCGTCACCCAGGGCGGCGGCGCAATGAGTTCTAACGGGATCGTAGTTGATGACCATGAGCATACTGGCGTTCTGAAAGGCGGCGACAACACAGGGGGACCGGTATGACGTTGTATATCGGTATGAGCAGGAATGACGGGCAGGCCATTGCAGATACAGACCATCTGCGCCAGTCGGTGCGGGATATTCTGCTGACTCCGCAGGGCAGCCGTCTTGCCCGTCGGGAATATGGCTCCCTGCTGTCTGCCCTGATTGACCAGCCGCAGAACCCGGCGCTGCGCCTGCAGATTATGTCTGCGGTCTATGTGGCGCTGAACCGCTGGGAACCGCGCCTTACGCTGGATTCCATCACTATCAACGGTAATTTTGACGGCTCTATGGTGGTTGAACTTACCGGACACGGCAATAACGGCGCGCCAGTTTCCCTTTCCGTATCAACAGGAGCAGACAATGGCAGTCATTGATCTTTCCCAACTACCGCCGCCGCAGATTGTGGATGTGCCGGACTTTGAGGCATTGCTGGCAGAACGCAAGGCCGCCTTTGTGGCCCTTCATCCGGCTGATGAACAGGAGGCCGTTATGCGCACGTTAGCGCTGGAGTCAGAACCTGTCACCAAACTGCTGCAGGAAAATACTTACCGCGAAATCCTGCTGCGCCAGCGTATTAATGAGGCTGCGCAGGCGGTCATGGTGGCCTATTCCATGGGAAATGACCTTGAGCAACTGGCAGGTAACTGCAACGTTAAGCGCCTGACAGTAGTCCCTGCCGATAATGACGCGGTGCCGCCGGTCGCCGCGGTGATGGAAAGTGATGAAGCATTACGCCAGCGTATTCCTGCAGCATTTGAGGGGCTGTCCGTTGCAGGGCCGACGGGAGCCTATGAGTTCCACGCCAGAAGCGCCGACGGGCGCGTGGCTGATGCCAGCGCAACCAGTCCTGCACCGGCAGAGGTGGTGCTTACCGTACTGAGTCGCGAGGGTGACGGTACAGCAGGGGCTGACCTGCTGGCAGTGGTTGAGCAGGCGCTTAACAGTGAAAAGGTTCGCCCGGTGGCAGACCGCCTGACGGTGCGCAGCGCAGAAATTATTCCGTACAGCGTGGACGCAACGATCTTCCTGTATCCGGGGCCGGAGGCTGAGCCGGTGATGGCAGAAGCAAAAGCCAGTCTGCAGAAATACATCGCCAGTCAGACGCGACTGGGACGTGATATCCGCCGCAGTGCCATTTATGCCGCGTTGCACGTGGAGGGCGTCCAGCGTGTGGAGCTGGCGTCCCCGCTGGATGATGTGGTGCTGGATAAGACGCAGGCAGCATCCTGTACCGAATGGAGCGTTACCAACGGGGGCACGGATGAATAGTCTGCTGCCGCCGGGTTCGTCGCCGCTTGAGCGTCGACTGGCGCAGACCTGCAGTGGGATTTCCGATCTGCAGGTATCGCTGCGTGATTTGTGGAACCCGGCAACCTGCCCGATCAGATTCCTGCCTTATCTGGCCTGGGCGTTTTCTGTTGACCGCTGGGATGAGGGCTGGACAGAAAGCGTCAAGCGCCGCGTTGTGCAGGACGCGTTTTATATCCATCAGCACAAGGGGACAACCAGCGCCGTGCGGCGCGTGGTGGAGCCGTTCGGCTTCCTGATCCGCATCATTGAGTGGTGGCAGACCGGTGAAACGCCGGGGACGTTCCGTCTGGATATTGGCGTGCAGGACCAGGGGATAACAGAAGAAACCTATCTGGAGCTGGAGCGCCTGATCGGTGACGCCAAACCATGCAGCCGTCATCTGGTTGGCATGTCCATCAACCTGCAGACAGGCGGTCCGTATTTTGTGGGTGCAGCCACCTACACCGGCGAAGAAATCACGATCTACCCGTACATCAACGAAACCATTATTTCCGGCGGCACCGCCTATGAGGGCGGAGCGGTCCATGTTATTGACACGATGAGAGTGAACCCATGAGCGCAAAATTTTACACCCTGCTGACGGATATCGGCGCGGCGAAACTGGCTAGCGCCGCCGCGCTCGGTATCCCGCTTAAAATTACCCATATGGCGGTGGGTGACGGTGGTGGAGCACTGCCCACTCCCAGCGCACAACAGACCGCGTTAGTGGCTGAAAAGCGCCGCGCAGCACTGAATATGCTGTATATCGATCCGCAGAACAGCAGCCAGATTATTGCTGAGCAGGTGATCCCTGAAACTGAGGGCGGGTGGTGGATTCGTGAGGTTGGATTGTTCGATGAAACCGGCGCGCTGATTGCTGTGGGAAATTGCCCTGAAAGCTATAAGCCGCAGCTTGTTGAGGGCAGCGGACGCACACAGACCGTGCGCATGGTGCTGATTACCAGTAGCACCGATAACATCACGCTGAAAATCGATCCATCTGTCGTGCTGGCAACGCGTGGCTATGTCGATAACCTCATTGAAACCCGGCAGCAGAAAAGCGATACCCTGACCGCGCTGGCGGAGCTGAAACCGGCTAAAGGAAAGTTTCCATATTTCACTGCTGAAAAAACAGCAGCTTTGGCAGACCTGAGTGATTTTGTTCGCCCTATGTTGAGTAAAGTAGATGTAGTCGGCGTTCTTCAATATCTTGGTTTGAGAAATGCAATCAATGGTACGAGTAAACTGATCCGTATTCCTGGATTTATTGATGGTGTTGCTGGGGAATATGTTATTCAAATGCAACAGATACAAAGTAACTCGTCCAGTGGTGTGATAGTTTTTCCAGAGGCGTTTAATCACGAGTGCCTCATTGTCTTAGCTATAGATTATGCCTCGTCAGTTACAGATAATTCACGAGTGCGTTTGGGCATTCCAACAAAATTTCAGTGTGAATGGATTGGCCAGACTATGGCAATCAATCCATCACCAGTTTCTCCATCTTCATGGGCTTGGTTAGCAATAGGATATTAAATGAAATATTTCACTGCCGTTCCATTAGGTTTATATAATAGTGAGAGTAATGATGTTCCAGAAAACGCAATTCCTATTGCTGATGAATTATACCAAGAACTAATTGAAGGTCAGGGTAAGGGGCGTTTTATTCAGGCGGATAATAATGGAAAGCCAATTCTTGTTGATGGGGTTTCAGTAACTGATGAACAACAACTTAATCAGATTGCAAATCAGAAGCAATTTCTTCTGAATAAGGCCAATGCGGAGATTGCATGGAGACAAGATGCTTTTGATATGGATATTGCAACGGAGGAAGAAGTTTCAGCATTAAAATTATGGAAAGAATATAGGATTACATTGATGAGGATGGAAATCTCTACCGTTACAGACATCAGTTGGCCAAATCAACCGTAAATAATTGTATGTAATTATCGCACCAGTTTGCATCAACTGGTGCGATGTGGCATGTTTTGCTTAGCTCATAATACTTTATCCAGTATTGGGATTTTCTTTAAAATAAAAGTTACTACAAGGCTGGTAAGAAAAATCAACACTGCAATAAATATGGTGCTAAAGAATGATAAATTCATATCTTGATTTTTAAATGAAAATTTTATGAATGCTTCAAGGATGAATATGTGAATGCAATATATCCCTAATGTATACTTAGGAATAAAAGATATAATTATATTTGAATCTTTAATCGTTTTGGATATGTTCAGTAAAAAAAAGAATAATGAAGCGGATGCAATTATCACCAAGGGTGAAAGGTTGGAGTAAAATAACGCATTTGGTTTTTGATTGTACTCACTCCAGTATGATGTTATCCATGCGGTTATTAAACTAGATGAAATGAATATTAATAGGGAAATAGTTGTGATTAATTTGTTGCCATAAGGAATGGATGCTCGCGCAATTACTTTGCCAAGAAGAAGGTAACCTGTCAGGTTTATGAAGGTCGATAATTGATAGTTATTTATGAATAAATCGACATTTAAATTAAGAACTTTATCTAAAATAGAGAATATTGACAAGAAAAACCATATTGCTATATATGCCAAGGAATATTTTAGATGAGAGTTACAATAAAATGCACTCAGTACCGGGAGTGTTAAGTAGAAACCAATGCAGGCATATAAATACCATAGGTGATATTTTATTGGTGCTTTAGCGATTGTTAGACACCAGTCAATAATATTATTAAATTGTAGGTCGTCTGCGAATGTATAAAAAATAGACCAAAATAATAAACAATATACTATTTTGATAATGCGACGAATAGGTTTAACTGATTTCTGTTGTATAAGAAGGGTACCCGTAATCATTATGAAAAGAGGTACGCATACTCTAGTAAAAGAGTCAATAATATTAGCGGTTTGCCAGTTTTCACCATTTTCGTAAAAACCATAACCGGCAATGTGTAGAATAACAACCAAAATGCAAGCTGTTGAACGAGTAAAATTAATGCCTTTTGACAAGTCTTTTTCTATGCATTCCATCAGATCACCGAGCTTGCTTTATTAAGTTACTTAGGACTCAAATATTGATTTTGCAATATTATCCGAATTTTCTCTAACATTCCATCTTTGAATTTGTTGATGATATATCACAGTTCTATTTTTGTTGGGGGTTTCTTAAGTTGGTTTAAGTCAGATGCTTGAGTAAGCAATAAACTTAAATCAAATCCAGCAAGTTCTTTTTTTTCTCGTTTACATTGTGTCATAACCAGTACAATGCATCGTACGTGCTAAGCATACATCTAAGACTGAACATAAGGCATCCCTGTCAACCGGAGATAATGCCTTATGGCTCAGGATTACCACCACGGGGTGCGCGTTGTTGAAGTCAACGACGGCACCCGCTCCCTCACCACGGTAAGCACTGCTATCGTGGGTATGGTCTGTACCGGCGATGATGCTGATGCGTCCGTGTTCCCTCTCAATAAGCCAGTTCTGCTGACGGATGTGCTGGAGGCCAGCGGTAAAGCAGGCGAGTCCGGCACGCTGGCCCGTTCGCTGGATGCGATTGCCGACCAGTCAAAACCCGTGACGGTTGTTGTGCGTGTGGCGCAGGGCGAAACCGAAGCGGAAACCACCTCCAATATTATCGGTGGTGTCACGTCCGACGGTAAAAAAACGGGTATGAAAGCGCTGCTTTCTGCGCAGTCGCAGCTGAAAGTTAAGCCGCGCATTCTCGGTGTGCCGGGGCATGACACACAGGCGGTAGCCACTGAGCTGATGAGTGTGGCGCAGAGTCTGCGCGGTTTTGCTTATCTGTCCGCCTATGGCTGCAAGACGGTGGAAGAAGCCATTGCTTACCGGGACAATTTCAGCCAGCGCGAGGGGATGCTGATCTGGCCTGATTTCATCAACTTTGACACCGTTCTGAAAGCCGATGCAACGGCTTTTGCTACCGCCCGTGCGCTCGGTCTGCGCGCCAAAATAGACGAACAGACCGGATGGCACAAAACCCTGTCCAACGTGGGTGTGAATGGCGTCACCGGTCTTTCCGCTGATGTATTCTGGGATCTGCAGGACCCGGCAACGGACGCGGGGCTGCTGAACCAGAACGACGTCACCACGTTGATCTGCAAAGACGGCTTCCGCTTCTGGGGTTCCCGCTGCCTCAGTGACGATCCCTTGTTTGCGTTTGAGAACTACACCCGCACGGCGCAGGTACTGGCTGACACGATTGCAGAGGGGCATATGTGGGCGGTGGATAAGCCACTGAATCCGTCACTGGCCCGCGACATTATCGAAGGTATCCGCGCCAAATTACGCAGCCTGGTGAATCAGGGATACCTCATCGGGGCGGACTGCTGGCTGGATGAGTCAGTGAACGATAAAGACTCCCTGAAAGACGGGAAACTCACCATCGACTACGACTACACGCCTGTGCCGCCGCTTGAAAATCTGATGCTGCGCCAGCGCATCACCGATCGCTACCTGGTCGATTTTGCCAGCCGTGTCAGTGCATAAGGGGGATACATGGCATTACCACGCAAGTTAAAACACCTGAACCTGTTCAACGACGGGAACAACTGGCAGGGGATCGTTGAGTCCCTGACTCTGCCGAAATTCACCCGCAAGTTTGAGAAGTATCGCGGCGGCGGTATGCCGGGCGCGGTGGATGTGGATATGGGGCTGGATGACGGCGCACTGGACACGGAATTTTCAATCGGCGGCACCGAACTGTTGTTATTCAAGCAGATGGGCAAGGCAACCGTTGACGGCATCCAGCTGCGTTTCACCGGCTCTATTCAGCGTGACGATACCGGCGAAGTGCAGGCCATTGAGCTGGTTGTGCGCGGGCGTCATAAAGAAGTGGATTCCGGCGAGTGGAAAACCGGCGAGAGCAGCACCACCAAAGTCAGCAGCACCAACAGCTACGCGAAGCTGACCATTAACGGCGAAGTGCTCTATGAGGTTGATCTGGTCAACATGATTGAAATCGTTGACGGCGTGGACCTGATGGAAGCACACCGTAACGCCCTTGGCCTCTGATTTAACTTAACGGCGCGGTGATCCGCGGCAGTATCTGATTAACAGGAAACGAACATGAGCGACAAGCTGACTGAAAAAACCGTACAACTGGATACGCCAGTCATGCGCGGTAAAACCCAAATCACCGAAATTGTGCTGCGTAAGCCGCAGTCCGGTGCGCTGCGCGGCACCCGCCTGCAGGCCATTATGGATATGGACGTGGGGGCCATGATGACAGTGATCCCGCGTATTTCCACCCCAACGCTGACCGCACAGGAAATGGCTGAACTGGACCCCGCCGATCTCACCGCGCTGTCGGTCGAGGTGGTGACTTTTTTGTTGAAGAAGTCGGTGCTTGCCGGTTTACCGACAGCCTGACGATTGATGACCTGGTGGCGGATATCGCCACCATCTTTCACTGGTCGCCGTCCATCACTGACGTTATGCCGCTGACTGAGGTGCTGGAGTGGCGGCACAAAGCGATTCAGAGAAGCGGGGCCAGCGATGAGTGACAATAACCTGCGTCTGCAGGTGATTCTGAATGCGGTTGACAAGCTCACCCGCCCATTTCGATCCGCGCAGGCCAGCTCAAAAGAGCTGGCTGCCGCTATTCAGCAAAGCCGCGCCCGGCTGAAAGAGTTAGATTCTCAGGCGGGCAGAATTGATGGCTTCCGTAAGGCCAGCGCGCAGCTGGCAGTCACAGGTAACAGCCTTAAAGCCGCCCGCGAAGAAGCGGCAAAACTCGCCACGCAGTTTACTGCGACCAACCGCCCGACGGCAGCACAGGCCAGACTGCTTGAGCAGGCTAAAAATCGCGTCACCGATTTACAGGGAAAATATAACGGGCTGCGTCAGTCAGTGCAGCGTCAGCGCCTTGCGCTGAATGAGGCAGGGCTTGATACAAAGAAACTGAGCAGCGCACAGCGTGAGCTACGGCAGAACGCCGATGAAACCCGACTGGCACTGGAGCGACAGCAAAAATCCCTGAAACGCCTGGGTGAACAGCAAGCGAGAATGAATGCGGTTCGTGATCAGTATTCGCGCCGTCTTGAGGTTCGGGATCGCATAGCCGGAGCCGGAGCCACCACTACGGCTGCCGGGCTGGCAATGGGTGCGCCGGTTATGGCTGCAGTGAAAAGCTACGCCAGCATGGAAGATGCCATGAAAGGCGTGGCAAAGCAGGTAAACGGGCTGCGGGACGATAACGGCAACCGTACAAAACAGTTTTATGACATGCAGGATGCCATCAAGGCCGCCAGTGAACAACTGCCGATGGAGAATGGCGCTATAGATTATGCCGCGCTGGTTGAAGGGGGCGCGCGTATGGGCGTGACCAACCAGGACGATCCCTTTGAGGACCAGAAACGTGACCTGCTGGCCTTTGCATCCACGGCGGCAAAAGCTGCAACGGCCTTTGAGCTGCCCGCCGATGAGCTGGCGGAAGGATTGGGGAAAATCGCGCAGCTCTATAAAGTGCCGACGCGCAATATTGAACAACTGGGCGATGCGCTGAACTACCTGGACGATAACGCCATGTCAAAGGGTGGGGACATTATCAACGTCCTGCAGCGTATGGGGGGCGTGGCTGACCGCCTTGACTTCCGAAAGGCTGCTGCGTTGGGTTCAACATTCCTTTCTCTTGGGGCTGCCCCGGAAATTGCCGCCAGCGCCTCTAATGCCATGGTGCGTGAGCTGTCCATTGCCACCATGCAAAGCAAGCGCTTCTTTGAAGGTATGAACCTGCTGAAACTCAATCCTGCGGAGATTGAAAAGCAGATGACCACCGATGCCATGGGCACCATTCAGCGGGTTCTGGAGAAGGTCAACAATCTGCCGCAGGACAAGCGCCTGTCAGCCATGACAATGATTTTTGGTAAAGAGTTTGGCGATGATGCGGCAAAGCTGGCTAACAACCTGCCGGAGCTGCAGCGTCAGCTGAAACTCACATCAGGCAGTGGTGCTAATGGCTCCATGCAGAAAGAATCCGACATTAACAAGGATTCATTGTCTGCGCAGTGGTTGCTGGTTAAGACGGGCGCGCAGAACGCTTTCAGCAGCCTGGGGGAAACGTTGCGTCAGCCGCTGATGGATATTATGGGCATGGTTAAGGATGTGACTGGGGCGCTGCGTCGCTGGGTGGAGCAGAATCCCGTGCTGGCTGGCACGCTGATGAAATTGGCGGCGGCTACGGCGGTGATCACTGTCGGGCTGGGTACACTTGCCGTGGCGGTGGCTGCTGTGCTGGGGCCGGTTGCGGTGATCCGGTTTGGCCTGTCTGTGCTGGGTGTAAAAACATTACCTTCCGTTGCTGCAGCAGTAACACGTACTGGCAGTGCCCTGTCATGGCTGGCAGGTGCGCCACTTTCTCTGTTGCGTAGGGGGATGGCGTCATCCGGTGGCAGTGTCGGGTTGCTGAGTGCCCCGTTTAATTCTCTGCGTCGCTCAGCCGGAATAGCGGGTAATGCACTGAAAACGGTGGCAGGTGCGCCGCTTGCCATGTTCCGTGCCGGTATGTCAGGCATCCGTGGTGTTATCGGTATGGTGATGAACCCGCTGGCGGTGTTGCGGGGTGGGCTGACAGCTGCCGGTGGCGTATTGCGTTTTCTTGTTTCTGGTCCGCTGGCATTACTTCGCGGCGCGCTGTTTGGCATTTCTGGCCTGCTGGGCGCGCTGCTCAGTCCGATAGGGCTGGTTGTGGCTGCGCTGGCTGGTGTGGCGCTGGTTGTGTGGAAATACTGGCAGCCCATCGGTGCATTTCTGGGGGGCGTGGTGGAAGGGTTCAAAGCCGCTGCAGCACCCATCAGCGCCGCCTTTGAGCCGCTCAGACCCGTGTTTCAGTGGATTGGTGACAGGGTGCAGGCATTGTGGGGCTGGTTCAGTGATTTACTCACGCCGGTTAAATCCACTTCCGAAGAACTGAACAGCGCAGCTGCAATGGGGCGCCGGTTTGGTGAGGCGCTGGCTGAAGGTCTGAATATGGTGATGCACCCGCTGGAATCACTTAAATCCGGTGTGTCGTGGCTGCTGGAAAAGCTCGGTATTGTCAGTAAGGAGGCGGCAAAGGCGAAACTGCCCGCGCAGGTTACGCAGCAGCAGCCCGCCACGGTGAACAGTGACGGCAAAGTGTTGCTGCCGCCCGGCGGGTTCCCGGCTTACGCGGGGATGTATGACACGGGCGGGATCATTCCAAGCGGGCAGTTTGGCATTGTTGGAGAAAATGGCCCTGAAATTGTGAACGGACCAGCAAATGTCACCAGCAGGCGGCGTACTGCTGCGCTTGCCTCTGTCGTTGCTGGCGTGATGGGGGTAGCTGCGACACCTGCAGAAGCGGCTCCGCTTCATCCCTTCAGTCTGCCTGCGAGTGCATACCAGACACAGCCTGTTAAGGCAGACAGCCCGCCGTCGGTTATTCGTTATGAGATAAATGCGCCCATTCATATCGTCGCGCAGCCGGGGCAGAGTGCGCAGGATATTGCCCGTGAAGTGGCACGCCAGCTTGACGAGCGGGAACGCAGGGCGAGGGCAAAAGCGCGCAGCAATTTCAGCGATCAGGGGGGATATGAATCATGATGATGGTGCTGGGTTTATATGTATTTATGTTGCGCACTGTCCCTTATCAGGAACTGCAGTATCAGCGCAGCTGGCGACATGCAGCCAACAGCCGGGTGAACCGCCGCCCGTCAACGCAGTTTCTTGGCCCGGATAATGATTCACTGACACTGTCCGGGGTCCTGCTGCCGGAAGTGACCGGAGGCAGGCTGTCATTGCTGGCGCTGGAGTTGATGGCAGAGCAGGGCAAAGCCTGGCCTTTGATTGAAGGTAGCGGAACCATTTACGGCATGTTTGTTATTGAAAGTCTGAGCCAGACAAAGACGGAGTTTTTTACCAGCGGCATGCCCAGGCGCATTGAGTTTACGATCACCCTCAAACGGGTTGATGAGTCGCTGTCTGACATGTTCGGGAGTCTGAGTGACCAGCTCAGTAACCTGCAGGACTCTGCAGCGTCTGCGATTGGGGGGATTAAAAACACGGCTGGAGGATTGCTTCAGTGAACGTTAATTCTGATCTCCTGAATCTGAACAGCAAAAGCCCCGCATTCAGTATCGTCATTGAAGGTAAGGACGTGACGACCGTGCTGGATACCCGCCTTATGAGTCTGACGCTGACGGATAACCGGGGGTTTGAAGCGGACCAGCTTGATCTGGAGCTGGACGACGCCGACGGGCTGATCGCCCTGCCGCGACGTGGGGCAGTGATTCAGCTGGCGCTGGGCTGGAAAGGCCAGCCGCTTTTTCCTAAAGGGGCTTTTACCGTGGATGAAATCGAACACTGCGGTGCCCCTGACCGGCTGACCATCCGGGCGCGAAGCGCAGATTTCCGTGAAACCCTCAATACACGGCGCGAAAAATCATGGCATCAGACAACGGTAGGGGAGGTGGTAAAGGAAATAGCCGCCCGGCATAACCTCAAAATGGCGCTGGGTAAAGACCTGACGGATAAGGCGCTGGATCATCTGGACCAGACCAATGAAAGCGATGCAAGTTTTCTGATGAAACTGGCGAGACAGTATGGGGCGATTGCTTCCGTTAAGGACGGGAATCTGCTGTTTATCCGGCAGGGACAGGGAAGAACGGCGAGCGGCAAGCCGCTGCCGGTTATCACCATCACGCGCAAAGCCGGTGACGGTCATCGGTTCACCCTTGCTGATCGTGGTGCCTATACCGGTGTTATTGCCAGCTGGTTGCATACGCGTGAACCCAGGAAAAAAGAGACAACCAGTGTTAAGCGTCGTCGAAAGAAAACCACCACACCCAAAGAGCCGGAAGCAAAACAGGGCGATTATCTGGTGGGAACGGATGAAAACGTGCTGGTTCTTAATCGTACCTACGCCAACCGGAGCAATGCAGAGCGCGCAGCAAAAATGCAGTGGGAACGTCTGCAGCGTGGGGTTGCTTCATTTTCCCTGCAGCTCGCTGAGGGGCGGGCTGATCTCTATACGGAAATGCCGGTGAAGGTTACAGGGTTTAAGCAGCAGATCGATGATGCAGAATGGACCATTACCACCCTGACGCATTCTGTCAGCCCGGATAATGGATTTACGACCAGCATGGAGCTTGAAGTAAAGATTGATGATCTTGAAATTGAATAATTGGTTCTCAGTATTGAATAATGATGTATCATTATTGCGACTACGGCAAGAGTGGTGGGATAACAGCGATGATGAACTGTCCAGAGTGCGGTCATGCAGCACATACCAGAAGCAGCTTTCAGGTATCAGCTACGACAAAAGAACGTTACAACCAGTGCCAAAATATAAATTGTGGCTGTACGTTCGTTACTCATGAAACGTTTGTACGGCACATTATAAAACCGAATCTAATTTCTTCTGCGCCGCCACATCCTGGAAAAGGTGGTCAAGGCCACATGAGTTTCTGAACAGAACCCGCTTTAATGGCGGGTTTTTTGTTGCCGCCAGTCCGACACTCTGTCGCCATTTTGCCGCCATCACCAAAGAAAAAGGGGCTACGTTTTCACGTAACCCCTTGTTTTATTTGGTGGGCTGGCGGAGTCTGAATTGGTGCTGTAATTGGTTGAAATATTTAATCTAATCTCTGATTCAACTTTCCTTGGGTGCCTATATAGGTGCCTAAAAGTTTTTTCACGCCTTTAGAGGGGAAATAAATGAAGGATGGGTAAGGGGGCTTACACAATTTACGTGCTCATCAGCCTGGTAGCTTGTCTATCTCTGAGAATATCGGTCGCGGTCAGAAATGGTGTGTCGTTAAGCGCTAGGACGTGATGATGTTTTGCAGACAAGTGAACATCTGTTGCGGGACTCGAGCCGCGGACTGGCATGGACATCTCTAACGAGTATCGCCTCACCTCAATCTGGTCGCTGCTTTAGTGATTGGATTGAGTTGTAAAAGTTGTCGCCCGCTGGTATCGCCAGCGGGGATCCTAAATTGTACGTACTCAAAGTTACAATTTCTTCAATCAGAACGTATTGATTATTATAATCAACATTTTTAAGATGGTTCCAATTAAGGTTTCCTTGAAGCATTGTGATCAATTATTTCGTTGATTGATTCAAAAATGTAGTTAAAGTTCGAAAAATTAATTGTTTTACGTTGCTTTAACACCACGCCAGTAGCAAAAAACTCTTTGCCATATTCATTATCTTTGCATTTTGCATTCGTTCGATTAAATACTTTCCCCCCCAGTTTGGTTTGTAAGACCGAACTGTGGAAAAGATCCTCCATCGAACTATCATTTAATCCATTGAGAGGGGTAAAGATTAAATACAAATTCTTTGTAACCCAAATCCATTTTTGATTTCTTAACTCATCTTTCGATAAAGTAATGTTAGGGAATGCTTTCCCTATTAAAGTTTGGAAGATCCCATTAGATCCACCACTACCCGAGTCATTATCTAAAACAATAATGACAGGTTTTTGATCGGCGATTGCTTTAAACGCATTTGTCTTTTTTTCATAGCCAACAATGAAGTCTTTAAGGTGTGATGCTCCACCATCTAAGTTTAAAAAATACTTACTTTTAGTGGTGTTTTTGAAGAATTTAACTCCATAGTCTCGTACGGTTTTATTACCCATTTTTTTATTACCAATCAGGTTAGGGTAATTTGCTGATAAAGAATCCAGAGCTACTCGCAAGTACGTAATGTCCGTCTTTCCCTCAGTCAAGATAGTTGGCTTTGGGTTTGCCCAAAAAGCAGAATAGTAAAGGAAATCAGAATATACATTTTCTCGTTTGTTAAGCGAGGTTTTAATGATATGAGGAAGTCTATTATTGTGTTTGTCGACATAATCAATAAAGCTAAGCATCCCACCTAACTCATTGATATTACCTGCTCTTTGTTCGCGTGTTTTTTTGTCTGTTAATGTGTATCCCCCTTTAGTAAACAGACTGTGTGCCATTGCGCGAATTTTTTTGGCATATTTATTATCGACATTTACAAACCTATTAACTGTCAACCCCGTAACCTCTTGACGGCATTTTCTGTCAAAAAGTCTTAATTTATTAAGATTTATTTGAAAACCTGAAGAAATTATTTCCTTTAGAAATTTTTTATTTAAATCTATGGAGTTCTCGTTGTGGGATTTAATAATATTCCGAGGGAACTCTTTTTTATTGGTAGATATTGTTATATCGTCGGCATATCGTGTATATGTACAACCTACACGATTGCACAAGTTACTTAGCCGCCTATCTAAAGAAACTAGAATTAAATTGGTTATGACGGGAGAGCAGGGACTTCCCTGTGGTAACTTATCTTGATGACAGGCGATTTTAGCTATTAAAGTAGAAAGCTCTGTGTTAAGAGAAAAGTTTTTATTTTTTAGAAAGTAACCTCTAACTCTTCCAAAATTAAATTCATCAAAGAAATTGCTCAAGTCAATATTTAAAACCCATTTCTTTGACTTATGTTTTTCTGCATTTGTAATAATACTACGATTGCGTTCAAATCCATGGGAGAAATTATTATCTTCTTTTGAGTTTTCTCGAATGTTATTTAAGCAATCTTGAAGTAAGTCGGAAAGTCTACTTTGAATTTCTTTGAGTTCAGGATCTGGGGCTGATATGTGTCTATCACTACCATTCTTTTTTTTAATAGTGAATTGTGAATAAAGATTATCTGTATTTCTTATGTATATGACGCGCGTCATAAATACGGGATCAATTCCTAAAAGCCGTGCTAAATCGGGTTTGGAATTACATGATTTTAATTTATCTAGGCGGGTAGTCATCACTGCTCCTTGAATAGCGGTGTGCAGGCACTCTTACGCACTTTTACAATATTATCAGCAAATACTGCTATGAGAATCATAGCAGCGAGAGCTTGAGCCCTTGAAATCAAGAATTGCGAAACACAATTCAAAATTCTGCCTGCACACCAGTCTTGAATATTCCACACATTCCTTATGATTTCAACAGGATTCTCCGCTAAATGAATGTCTTAACAATTGTTCACGCGTTCCTAATCGGCAATACGCTGCATTACTTCATGCTATCCAGCAGACTTTCTGCCATTACCCACAGGGCACGATTGAGCTTCACATCCCCGTCGATGCCTTTAACGGCACGTGTATGGGAGCGTTGACCTTTGGTCGTTCGCCCCGACAGACCGCCTTTAATCAGGTTTTCCTGAATACGCTGGTAAGTGGTCCAGAGATCATTGCTTTCGTCCTGCCAGCGGCGAGGAGAAAGTATCTGTGATTCCGTCACCGGCTGATGATCTTCGCCAAAGCGATAGGTTAAAGCCGCTTTCGCCATGGCCTGCTGTGCAGGTGGCGGTAATATCAGCGACTGCATGGCATCACGTTTCTCTTCCACCCGGTCAAAAATCCCCAGCACTTCATAAGCCCCTTCAATGACTTTCTCCACTACGTTGCCTTTATGCGGCACGCGCACCTCACCAAAGCTCTCACCACAAATCAGCCCATTCTGGCAAACCGATCTGAATAACCCCGGCAACATTTGGTATGAGCTTGAACCGTCATGGCTGTTAAGCAGAATTATTTCTGGCACCTGTTTGCCGGTGATTTGCCCTTCGCGGCGCAGGCGCAGCATGTGTTTGGTGTGCTCTCGCTTGCTCTGGTCCCGAACTCGGGTCTGGCAGGCAAAGAATGGCTGGAAGCCTTCGCGTTGTAAGTTTTCTAGCAGGGAAATAGTCGGGATATAGGTGTACCTGTCACTGCGGGATTCATGTTTTTCTTCGCTGAATACACTTGGCACATAGTGCGCCAGCTCATCGCGGGTTAACGGGCGGTCGCGACGAACGAGATTGACCGCACCAAAGCGGCTGGCTAAACGGGTCATAAAAACTCCTGTAGAAAATGGGCATAAAAAAGGCCACCCCGAAGGATGGCCCTGTCTGTTATTAATGAGTCTGATTAGGTCGCTGGTGGTAACGTTGGTTGTAGCGCAGGTGGCACCGGTTCTGCTGAGCCGTGCCTTTCGGCCCGGTAGAGCTGGAGTTGCGCCAGTAACAGGGCTTTGCGTGACTGGAGATAACTCAGGCACCATTCCCTTCGGACAACCAGTCTGACCGGCACAGGCAGAAGCTCATAAGCCTTACTGAACACCGACTCGATAAACACATCGTCACTGAGTTTATCTTCGGCAATATTCAGCAAACCGCTGATAACGATACTGTCGAGCAATCGCTTATATCGGGTAGTACGAGATTCAGCCCCTTTTGTCGTTTGTTCACTGACATTTACTTCTACCTGCTCAACCGGGTTATCAATGGAGGAGACATTTCGCTGCTTACTGACTTTCTCTTTCAGTCCCTTGAGTTTCCCCTGGGTATTTTCAGACATATTGCTTTTATCCTCTGAGCTTGCAGCAAGGGAGATCAGGCAAGTGTGGCGAGTTTTTTGATGATGCGTATCAGACTTAGTGTGGTGAGGCTGGATCCTAGTGCTTTAACCGCAACAGAATTGCTGCGCATCAATGCCACACCGGCAACACTCAAAACAAGTTGCCAGGTACAGTCCACGGTTGGTAGCGTTTCCTGCTGTAATGTTTTTCCCAC